AGCTAAAAACTCTTCTAATACCCCATCTAAAAAATAAACAGCAGTTTCTACCAAATCAGTATTTTTCCATTCATCGTATTTAGCTAAATTTACAGAAGATAAACAACAAATAAAACTATGTTCTTCGTCAGTAAATAAAGTAATCTCACTACATATGTTTGTCATAGTAACTTCTAAGTTATTTTTAACATATGCTGGAGGATTAGCATTATTAACATTATCTTTATACATTATGTAAGGCTCTCCGGTTTCCATTCTAGATTTTAGAATTTCAATCCATAAATCCATAGCTTCTTGCTCTCTTCTTTCTAATCTCTCCATGAAACTATCATCTACAACTACACATTGATGTAAATTTAAACATTGTCTATTAGGATCACCTTTAGGTCTTCTAATTTGTAAATATTCTTGTATATCAGGATGATTTATATCTAAATTAACTGATGCTGCTCCTCTTCTTACTGCACCTTGATTAGTAGCAATAATAGTAGAATCATAAATTTTAGCCCAAGGTACAACTCCTTCTGATTGACCCATACCTTCTCCTGCACCTATTTTAGCTCCTCTACCTCTAATTTTAGATAATCCAATACCTACTCCTCCTCCAAGAGAAGTTAATCTCATCAATTCAGCATTAGTTAATCCTATACCTCTAATTGAATCTGGAGTATCTATACCAAAGCATGATATAGGTAAACCTCTATCAGTACCGGTATTAGATAGTACTGGAGAAGCTAAATTTAACCATCCTTTCCAAATATATCTAAAAAATTTATTTGCTAATTCTGGTTTATCTAATCTTTGAGCGACTCTATTAGCTACTCTTCTAAACGCAAGTTTAGGAGTTTCATCTTGTAATAAGTATCCTTTTGATATTGTGGCTAAAGAAACTTCATTCATCCATTCCGGATAGTCCTTACCTATTTCCCATGTAGTAGTATCGATTGGTGACATAAATATATTTTAAAAAGCTTGCGACCAATCTACATGGCCTTTTGAATAATTAGTAACTCTATTAGCAAAGAAATCAGTATGTTGTTTTCCTGCGATAACAGCATCAAACCATTTCATAGTTTTTAGCGCACCCTTATCTATTTCAGAAGAAGGAATAATAGGTTCTAATCCTAAGTCACCCATTTTAGTATTAACTCTATGTTTTATAAAATTCTTTAATTCGTCTTTACCTAGATTAGCAAGATCACCTAATTCAAATACTTTATCAATAAAATCAAATTCTAATTTTAAAGCTAAATGAGCTGCTTCTTCTATTTCTTTTACTAATTTTTTAGTTTTCATTTTAGGATTTTCTTCCATCATAGTTCTAAATAACCAGCATCCAGCATCTGAATGTAATGATTCATCTCTTACAGACCATTCTACTATTTGACCAACTCCTTTTAGTTTATTTTCTAATTTAAAAGAAAGTAAAACAGCAAATGAACTAAATAAATTTACTCCTTCGGTAAATGCTGAAAATATAGCTAATGATTTTGCTCTTTCATGCCAGTTAGGAGTGCCGTCATGAGCATCTCTAACGTTCATTAAAGATTCTATTTTAGCCATAGTAGTTTCATCTTCCAAGAACTCAGCAAAATTATCTAAACCTAATTGTTCGTTTAACAATGAATATGCTTCGGCGTGTATAGTTTCAAAACAACCAAATGTTGTAGCCATTGCAATGACTTCTGGTTTTCTAAACCAACCTGTAACTAATCCAGTCCAGTAATCGTTTACTACTGTTTCAGTCTGTGCAAATCCTTTTAAGATTCCTCCTACTATATTCTTTTCGGAATCCTTTAAACTGTTTTTCCAGTCAGTCACATCTTGAGCCATGGGAACTTCGGTCCATAACCAATGTGCTTGTTGTTGTTTCATGTAATAGTCAAATGCTTTGGGGTACTCGAAAGGTTTATACACAACCCGTTCTTTTAATAAACTCATCTACGTAAATTTTTATTGTTAAACAAAAAATGTCCTTGAGGATTCTCAAAAGGACGCTTTAATAAATATAATATATATTTACCTTTCTTCACCATCTAGACTAAAAAATTTTTTTGCTATATCAGAGTGAGGACTAACCAAACTTTCTCCGTCATTTACGTCGTTTGAAACTTTACCTTCAAACTGGATATGACCATTATTAGTATCCATTTTTATGTTATAAGTCATACCATCCATTCCGTATCTATTTTTCATAACATGAACTCTACCCGTACCCAAAACTTTATCTTCTTTCTGTCGAGAAAGAGAAAGACATAGATCAGCTACCATCATTTTATCGTATGATCCAGCTGCTTTATCTCCTTCAATAATATTATCTCTTGCACCCATTCTATTTACCTGAGAAGGAGTAAGAATAGGTATTTTTAATTCTTTAGCTAACCCTTTAGTTGCTATAAAGTTATCATCGATCTCAAATTTTCTATCTTGATACTTTCCTTTACTCGGAGGTTTAAGATAGTCAACATAATCAATTATAATCATGTCAGGTCGATGATCCATATCTATACACTTTTGAACGTGAGCTTTAATAGTAGAAATAGAAGCTGCCTTTGGAGCATACTCTTTAATAATTAATTTACCTTTAAGGTTATTAACATTCTGTTGTACTTCTTTTCTATGTTTATTAATCTCTTCAATACCATACCCGGTAAAGTAACAATCAAATCTTTTACCTACATAATCTTCTCCTAACTCTAAAGTATAAAAGTTAACTTTATGTCCTAATTTAACAGCATGAGCTGCAATTGCTACCATTGCCCAAGATTTACCTCCTCCTGGACTACCGAATACTATACCAAGGTCACCTGGTCCAAATCCTCCTTGAATACCATCATTAAGTACTTGCCAAGGAGAAGGAATAGTTGGTCTGTAATCTACTCTATATCGAGTTTCTATATCTTTTTCAAATTCATGTCCTATATTTTTATCTAAACCAGCTTTAAGTGCTTTCTCTATCATATTTCTAATACCATCATAATCACCGTCTTTTAATAAATCAGCTGAGTTTAGTATAGCACCTTTCATTTCTTGATTCTTACAGAAGTTATGAAACTCTTCTTGAACGTATTCTAAATCATCTTGAGTAGCTTCATAAGAGTTTCTGAGCTCTTCTTTAAGTGCTACTTGAAGTACATCATTTTCAACTTTCTGTAATTCTACTTTTAAGACGTCCATAGTAATAGTAGTATGGTATTTATCGAAATACTCAATTACTTGTTTAATTATCCATTTATGTGCGTCTGAATCGAAATACTCTTCCTTAAGAACGTCTCTAATATTTAATAAGAATCCTTTATCAGTTAATAATGATCCTAATACTTTTAATTGAAAAGACTTTCCATAAGCATTTAATTTCTGTAATGTCATAACTTTATTTAAAAACCGTTAAACCCCTAAAATTTTGTAACCAACCTTCAGTATTTTTAGTTATGCCTTCTATCTTATCAGTATTGAGAAGATGCATGAAAGCACCTGTCTGTAAACTTGGTGCTGGTTCTTTTATAATATCAAATATATGATTTTTTTCGCTATTATCCAACAAACCTTCATGTAAATTCATTAGATCAAAATTAGTTTTTACTTTATCCCAATTATGTAAGATTTTAGCAAAGATTTTTTTATCTTCTAATTTCTTTTCACAAACATCATATATGTAGTTTAAGCCACTAACTGGTTTCCTAGAAATGAGAGGAAACTCTTTTATTATAGTTTTTATACCTAAACCTTTTACCCCCGATAGCCCATCTGAATTATCTCCTAATAAAGCTTTTACAATATTATAGTTTTCCGGAATAACTCCTATGAAATCTTTAACATTATTTTCAGTAATTGTAGCTTTTTTTATAGGTGAATAAACTTCAACTGAATTATTTACTAACTGTAAAAAATCTTTATCTGATGAAACTATAGTTACTTTTTTATTTGATTTAGAAGCTTGTAAAGCAATATATGCTATTATATCATCTGCTTCTAACTTTTCCATTTCTAACGTTTGCACTGGTAGACAATCTAAATAATCTTTTAACCTATCTACTTGTGCTGCTAAAGATTCATACTCTTCAGCTTTACTATCGAACATACCCCAATTAGTAATTCTAGTATTAGTTCTATGAGCTTTATAATTAGGGTTTATATTTTTTCTATTTACTGAGGAACCTTTGCCATCGAATACACATATTATCCTAGTAGGATCAAATATTCGAGTAACGTACCCCAAAGAACGCAAGAAACCAACAAGGCCTCCGATATGGTGACCTTGCGGATTCATTGCTCTGAGCATAGAGAAACTACGAATAAAAGTATTCATAGAATCAATGACCAAGATATGGTCATTTAGCTCACGGGGTGGGGTTTCTTTTAAATTAGATAAAATCTTTTTGTACGATTGACTCATTAATCTAATAGGTTCGGTGTTATATTTTCTTCTTCTAGATCTCCTTCTTCAATCAAATCAAAATCTAAACTACCAACAAGTTTTAACCAATGATCTTTATATTGATCTTTGTACTTATCTATAGCTCGTTTATCATCAGGAATAAATCCATGTTGAGTCATTACAACTCTCCCTCTAGATTGAACACCGCCTATATGATTCTTTTCAATCTGTACATTAGTTCTTTTAGCGAACTCTACTTGTAATCCATTCTTAATAGCTTTTATTTTAGAAGTACCCGGATTAGTAATATTACCAAAAGTAACTACTAACGTTGAATCATACCACATAGACATACCTCCTTTATTTTGAAGTTTCGGCATACCCATAGGAGATTCAGGTTTCTGAGTCCATACTTTATTAATCGCTACTAATGTATTAGTATACGGATTACCAAGTTTTCTAGATAATAAAATCTTTTGATTAAGATTATTACCAAATTGAGTAGACATAGCTCCTGCATTCCACTCATTATTATTCTTATTTGATCTTACAGATAAATCACAAG